CAGCACAAGGTTCAGCAAATAGAAAGTTTTCCTCTAAATGTTCTAAAAGAGGATACACAGCTTCTATCGGTGTAGGATAGAAGTCTCTAGGTTTTCTTTCAAAGTCTGACCTCTTACCCATTATTCAACAACATGACTAAAATTTTTCACCTTCTCAAATCGCACTGTACTTTTAAACTTATCTACAAGTACATCCTGTTTATGACTAATCACAAATACGTTCTCACCATCTAGAGTATTGAGTATCTTGAGAAACTCATCTGTTCCTGTTGAGTCGAGAGAGCTATCAAATATTTCATCCAGTATCAGTAGATTAGTGTTTGTGCTGTTCTTCATCTTTGCAACTGCTCTCCACGTAAAGAGTAGTGCAAGGTCAATACGCATCTTCTCACCTTCACTAAATGAGGCATAGGTAAACTCATCTCTGTGTCGAGATTTGATTGTTTCTTCAAAGTTCTCATTCAGTGTAAAGTTTACATAGAACTCCATTGCAGTGAGATACGTATTTATCAGTTTGTTCATGATAGGTAGATACTGTTTAATAATCTTTGTCTTGATACCAGTATCCATCAACATACTACGAGCAGCTTCTGCATATGTTTGTTCTTCTCGTAAACCCTGATTTTGAGCTTGATATGATTTCAAAGACTTTTTGAGTTTAGTTAGTTTACTCATATCATCTTTACTAAGTTCCCCAGACTCTAACTCATCAATTTCTAATTGTAGTGTCTTATTAAACTTCTCAAGTTCTTTGATAGAGTAAGTTAGTTTTCCTATCTCAGCATCGTTCTCTCGTATCTTTTTAATATAATCATTGATGGCTGATTGTAAATCTTCAGATTGTTTGAGTTCTTCGTTTAAGTCTTCTATTCCCTTATTGAACTTATCATATTCTGCTTGCTTTTTAACAATCATATTCTCTTTAAATGTCTCATCAATATGTTGCTCACACGTAGGACAATCATCATTATTCTTAAAGAAATTTATATACTTCTTTATAGAAGAACGCTTCTCTTTTAGAGTTGCATCAAGGCCCTTTAGTTTCTGAACCTTCTTACTGTTATCATCAGAATGAGAAGTGTTGAAACCTAGAGATTCATTTGACTTTTTTAGTTCATCTATCTTACCTTGCCTACTGTATGCTTCTTCTTCATTACCAGCAATAAGAGTAGTCTTTTCTGTAATGAGTTTAGTTTTATTTTTCTTTACATCTGCAATATACTTGTTCTGTAAATTAATTTTTTCAGTTGTCAAATCTATGTTATAATTTGCATCTCTTTGATGTTCTGCAATACCTTTTAGTTTCTGTTTTAGAAGCATATTCATCAGAGAGAATATCTGAATATCTAAAATCTCCTCAACTACTTCTCTACGATGACGAGCCTTGAGTTGCATAAAGGGAATGAACGTGGAGCTGCCAAGAATAACAACCTGTGTAAAACTACGATAGTTCAGTTTGAGTATTTGTTGCTCTAGATACTTCTGATAGTCTCTTGCATTTGCATCTTGATTGTACATCTTACCGTTGATGTAAATCTCAAATACATTTGGTTTGATTCCACGAATGACCTTAAATGACTTTGTGCCAATTTTAAAATCAACTTCAACCATTGCACCACTACCATTTACAGTGTTGAGTAGTTGTCCCTTGTTGATGTTACGAAATGGTTTACCAAACAAACCAAAGCACAGTGCGTCAAGAATGGTAGACTTACCAGCTCCATTCTCACCAATAATAAGAGTGGTGTTATTTCTATCTAGTTGTATTTCGGTAAACTGATTACCAGTGGAAAGAAGGTTCTTCCATCTCACATACTTAAAAATTATCAAAGTTCTAAATCCTGTGCCTCATTATATAAAGACTTCATTGTGTTTTTGAGTCTCTTCTTATCTAGTGTAACATCTAGTTCATCAATATACTTCTCAAGTAGAGTCATTGTATCTTCAGTATTCTCTACAATATCGTCTGACACATTCTTTGCATCTAACTCTGAAAAATCTTCAATGATTTTAACTTCGTGTGCATCAGCTCCTAGAAGTCTATCAGTAAACATATCAAACTGGTACAGGTCTTTCTTGTTTACAACTATGAGTTTGACATACTTATCTTTGTACTTTGATACATCATGCGTTTTATAGTCCTCTGTAGTATCATCATAGTAAATCTTCTCAAAGAGTGTGTAGGGATTTACTATACGTTCAAGCTCTCTTGTGCTTGTATCAAAGATATGAAATCCTTTAGGGTCTTGAAAATCATTCCAAAAAATCTCATAGGGTGTTCCAAGATAATAAATTTGTCCATCATCTGACTTGTGATGAAAGTGACCACTAAACACAGTTTCAAATCTACGAAATAGGTTCTTATCTTGTTTGCCTTCTGCCCTATGACCTTTGTACATTTCAAAACCACTGACCTCAAGATGGCCCATAGCAATATCTGCGTTTGCAGTTTCTAATGCATCCATAGAAGCCTCATAGTTATTGGAATTAATCCAAGGAATAAACAGAATAGGTGTACCATCAAACTCTACAACTTCTGGGCCAGTATAGATTTTAAAATTATCTGAACCAATAAGTTCTTGCATAGAATTGATTTCACTTGTATTCTTATAATAGGTATCATGGTTTCCTATCGTAATGTGAAGATCAATATTCATTTCCTTAAAACGATTTACAAACCGTTCACGAAAGTCATACGCAGTTTTATAACTTATATACTTACGTCTATCTGTAACATCACCCATGTGAATACAGGTAGTGATGCCCTGTTCTTTCAGTGTTGGAAAGAATACATTGTCATAAAATTTGTAGAAATATTCGTTAAAATTTAGATTATCGTTTCTTGCACCAAAATGAGTATCAGTAATAATGGCTACCTTCAACGCTCGTCACCTCTTAAAGCAATACTATCTACCTCTTCCTCTTCAACAGTAGTCATAAATTTTTCTAAACCTTTTGTTGGTTTGGTTTCTTTTTTCTTAGGTTTATATACATCCTCATCTGGAAGCATTATATGAGGGTCAAAACCAGAAACACTGTAAGAGCTTTCGTCACCATCCATTGTAGTGAAAGAATCATAATTAACTTTTTCAATTATTTTATTTCTTACGTGCGTTTGTTTCTTCTCTTTTTGTATTCTACGTAAAAATGCATAGTAGATTATTTGTGTAAAATACGCAAAAGGATTTTTTGATTTTTCTGGATTAAAGTTTTTTACATACTGTAAACAGTTTTCTATGCCATCTGAAATCATCTCATCTCTGTAAGTATAATTAATAAAGTTAGGTCTATAAGACAGATGTGTAGCTATCTTTAGAAAACACTCACCGATATAATTTGTTACAGGAGGAATGTTTTCTTCACTTGGCCATGTTTCACGCCAGTCTATCATTGCTTGCAAAAACATCTTATTATCTACGTAATGTGGCTTTTGCTTTTTATTTTTCTTCATAAGGTACTCCCAATATATTTACTTACTATACTATACTGAGGATAATATGTCAATACCCCAAAGAGACTTGACATATCTTATTTTATGTGTATAATAGGTTATGTGGAACCGTTAATGAATTAGTTTACTTGGTGACTCTTCTTCTTCTAAGAGCTCATCGTATATCTCATCATTAGTATAATCGTCTAATTCTTTTTCTTCGGTAATAATACCATCAATTTCATCACCTATTCTTTTAAGAACATACTCATAGTATTTTGCTAGGCCAGGAGATGCTTCAGCAGAAGTTACCACTGATGTAGCAGAAATACTGAAATACTTTTGTTCTGTAAATGGTTGAAACCATCGTGATAAACTTAATCCCTCACGTAAACCCTGAGAGCTCATCTCTCTTGTATGAGTCATTAGTAGTGGATTTTGTATTTCATAAACACGTTTGAGCGGGTCAGCTACATCATTATACTGATCATAATCTACTTCACAGATAATCTCTTCTCCGTTAGCTAATTTTAGAACTGTATATGAAATGTCATTCATTTAATTTTTACCTTACTAATCTCGTAGTTAAATTGTTCTTCGTTGTATATATTTATTCGTTCAAAAAAGTGGTTTAAAGTAAAATTACGTCTTTCTCCATATGAAATATCATCTGCAATATCAAATACTAAAATGGAATCCTTAGTTGATGAAATACGCAAGCCTCTTCCAATGGATTGCAAGACTCTGATTTTTGACTTACTTGGACTTGCGAGCACGATGTTGTTAATATTGCGAATATTAATACCAGTGCTAAAAGTACCATAGCTTGCAATTGTTGTAGAGTTGCTGTGACCCTCAACCAATCCACGTATTCTTTCCCTTTGATCTGTATCTGTTCCGCCATACACAAAATAAACATTTTCACTTCCTTTCATTCCCTCATATAATATTTTACCGTGTTTTTCTACCAATTGAAATAAACACAAAGTGTTACCACTAAGAGTATCGCAAAGTTCTAAAATAAATTTATTTCTAGATTCCTTAGATACAATATAATCTAATTCCTCAGCATACGTCATCTTTTCTCTAATATTTGGATGTTTGAGTGTTATGCATTTAATCTTCAAATTAGCAAGAGTATTTTTATCTATAAGTTCTTTTGTACTCACAACTTTTTCAGCTGCACCAAATAGTCCCTCTAGTACAAGCTTGTGCGTCTGTGTGCCGTCTAACGTCCCTGTAAGACCAAATCTATACTTACATTGGTGTAACTTAGTCATGATACCAGTAAGAGACTTTGCCTTAAACATATGAGCCTCATCACCTATAACACAACCAAACTGTTCAAAATATTTTTTAGGCATCTTGTAAACAGATTGCCATGTAGATATTACAACATCCTTTTCTATCTTTGTTGTATATCCTTGATATACCTTCTGACAGTGTGTACCAGAACTCCACCCATAATCTTCAAAGTCTGTATACATCTGTTCAACTAAAGATGTAGTTGGAACAAGAATTAAAGTTCTATGTCCAGCCATCTGGTAGTATCGAACTAGTGCATATATTATTAGTGACTTACCAGAAGCAGTAGGAGAAACAAGAAGAGCACGATTTCTGGCAATGGCCAACCGCACAGCTTCAATTTGATAGTCTCGTACTTTGAGTGATTTTCCTTTACTTTTTGGTTTGAGACTTTTGATAAATCCTCTAACAACCTTGACCACAATATCCCGCTCATCTTCAACTCCTTCTTCTATCGTATATTTAATGTTTTTTGATTTGCAATATTCCTTTATGTATGGTAAAAGACCAACGTATATCTCTCCACTTGCTGGAGAAAATAAGCGTATCTTTCCATCCCACACACGATTACGAACCATCGGCATGAACTTTGCGCCTGGCACTTCAAACGTAAAGAAGTCTGTTAACTCTTGATTCTCTGATGATGTCAAATCAGATAGTGTAAGATATACTTCGTTTTTCTTAGATATAAGCATTTTGATAAGTTTTTGGTTCTCCGTAATGTCCTTTGATTAATATATTCCAAGAAATACTTATTCTCTCCTTACTATTATTTGTTCGTACCCAATGTTGCAACCATGATGGAAATATAAAACCAGTATTTTCTGTAGCATCAAACATAACTACATTTGAGTTTTCTATATTCATTTGTTTTTTACGAGGAACTATAACATTAGCTTGTGGTCT